AAATCTGGAAACTCTTTTGATATTTCCAATATTTTCTTTTTGTCTTCTTCTGAAAAGCTTATTTTATTATTAACCACCTAAAATATCCTCGTTTTGTAAAATTTTAATTGCGACTTGTTTAAATATTTTTTTAAGATTTTTGATCTGCTTATACCCAGCTTTCTTGCCCTTTTCATTTGTTTTGTATCCCATTTCTATCGCAACTTTTTCTTCATCTATCCCATCAATGTAAAGCCTAGAATAAACCTTATATTGTTTAGGCGCTAAACGATGCTTCATTTCTTCGTGAAGTCTTGCCGCGCTACCTATAATATTAAAATTTAAATCTCTCATCTCTTGGATAGATTCAAAATGATTTTCTATAGAGACGGAAAGTTTAACATCATATGCGGCTTTCTTTGTTTTCTCCCATTTTCTATACAATTGGCATTCTGAACATTGTTTACCGCTTGGTGTGATAGAGCAAGCTGGGGGGTGATTACCCAAATTGAACTTACAAGATAAACATGGACGAACATAATTTGAATAATTATTTCGTAAAAGATTTTTAATTTGATTGACGGTGATGCGCGCAATCCAAGGCTCAAGTGGACGATCTTGTTTCCACATCTCCCATTTTTTGAAAATATGGAAACGAATTATTTGCGCGACATCTTCGTAATCCATCCAAGCAACGGCTTTAAGTTGCCAGATATACCTGTGCTTTTCTATGATTTTATCAACTACGTCTTGCTTATCTTCGTATTTAATCTTGTCTGACTTTTGTAGTTCCATATTTGGTAGGAGATAAGCTATCTATCCCACCAACTCTTTTTGGAGTAAATTTCCTTACTCCAGCTTGAGGGTTCCGCGATAAATCTTCTAAATTAAAAGCTCTGAATCCGCCCTCCATTTCAATCTCGACATCAAGATTATCTATGTGAGGGAGTTCGTTGATATTTGTATTATCTTCCGAATCTTCTTCTATATCATCTTGATGTGTATTTCTACTTGGCTTTTTTTGTACTTGCGATGAAGCCTTGCCGTTCATAGGAGAACCGCATTTTGAACAAAAGTTTGGGGCGAAGCCGCTATATTCGTGTTTCGCGCCGCAATTTGGACAGAAAGCGCTTGCCATATTAATTTATAAGTTTACTGTTGAGATTTTCTAGCTTTACCAATATTGTATTTGTATATCGTTGAATTTCAATTTATTAATTTGATTGTTCGAAAGGAACCCTGTTTTTCTTTATACCCTCTTCGTAATCGATGTTTTTAATTTTTCTGATAATAAATTTTAAAATTTCGCTGCGTTTTATATCTTCCTCTGTGAACTCGAACGAAAAAACTCCATGTCGCTCGGAATCTTCGTCTGAAAATAAATTGTAAAAGTCGAAAAATCCATTTTTACCCTTGATGTCTGATTGCATAAAATCTCCGCATAGGAAAATTTTACTCCCATCCCCGATTCTGGTAAGCAGGGTTGTGATTTCCTTGAATGTAAAATTTTGCACTTCATCTGCTATTATAATTTTATCTGTTAAAGTGCTACCTCTAAGGAAATTAATGGGAGTCGCAGAGATTGAACCAGCCTCTTTTAATCGGTGAGCGTCAATGGCTTCAATTATTTCTTGGACTTTGTCTTCAAGAGGAAGTAGGTATGGTTGAAACTTTTCACCAATTGTTCCTGGCAGCGAGCCAAGAGATTTTTCACCGCTTTCAGCGATTGTTCTAATATAGATAATATCTTTTTCATTGTGGTTGATGAGGTTGAGCGCCGCGTAGACTGCCATAAAAGTCTTTGAAGTTCCCGCTGGTCCAGCGACAAAGACTATTTTGGTCTCGTCTCCTAAAAGTATTTTTAATAGCTGTTGTTGTTTATCAGTGAATTTGAATTTACGCTCTTTGAATTTTATTTCTGTTTTCATCTGCGGAATAATTACTTCCGAAGATGCCGACTTTGTTTTCTTGGGCTTTTTTGCCATAAAATTACACCATCTCTTCGATTATCTGTAGCCCTCCTTTCGCTACACCGTTACTATCAATCGAAACTGTCTGAGAATTTAAAACACCAGACATGTAAAATGAATTTCCGTCTGCCATCGTTATTGAGCCAGAAACCGTTGTGTTAGGTTGAAAATCAGAAAGCCAATCAATATTGGATATACCATTTATTTGCAATGATTTTGTTATTTTACTTACGCTAACTTTTGTTGGGTATGTGCTTCCTATTTCAAAATTAGCTGCTCTGTCGATCTCAATACTAAAATTTAAATTTTCGTACTCGTTAATTTGCTGCGTAAAATTAATTCCTGACAAATTAATTGTCATGTTTCTCAATGGAGAAATTACTCCTGTTTCAACTGTTTGACCGTCGTATACATATATACCACTGCCTGTCGCAAGACCATAAGAATCAAACTGCATGTCTAAAAACATGGGCTTCCAAGGCTCAAGAGAAAAACTCATGCTTTTTAAAAAGCATTTGTCAAATCTATACGAAGGTACATGAATAAAAGATCCACTTGTAAAATCTCCAGTTAATGCGAGAAATCCAGTGAATTGATTAACTCCAGCGCCTGTTACGGGCAATACTGTTGTAGACACAGACGAGCTTTTAGGCCCAGTTTGAATATAATAATCTAACTCTTGACCAATTCTTTTTATTCTTTTTAATTGAGTTGTATTATTGGCGTTAAAATTAGATGCGTATAATACGTTACAAACTCCTGTGCTTGTATTTTGCTCATCTCCATTGGACACAAATGCCCGAATATTATTATATGAAACGTAAGCCATTAGAATTTATTCTAATTTTTTTTTGATATTTTAAAGCCTAATTAATAATTTACACTTTTTTGAGGGAAAACCATTGACAAAGGAAATTTTTAGAGTAAGATATTTTTTATGACTAGAATAGTCGTAATTTCAGACACTCATGGTAAGCATGGCGCTCCTTTGCCAGACGGAGACGTTCTCATACATTGTGGTGATTTCTGCTCTCATGGCCAATACAAAGATGCAATCCAATTTTTGGGTTGGTTTCAAGCGCAACCTCACCAAAGAAAAATTTTTATTGCTGGAAACCATGATCTTGTTTTTGAGCAAGGTTCGCACCATGATATTGAAATGCTCACGCATATCTTTTTGAATGATTCGACCAATTATCTCAACGATAGCGGCATCAACCTTTTCGGAATAAATTTTTGGGGTAGTCCTGTTCAACCTCGCTTCCTCAACTGGGCGTTCAACAGAGATAGAGGAGAGGATATTAAAAAGCATTGGGATAAAATCCCAAGCGGCACCGACGTTCTCATTACTCATGGCCCACCTTACAAGATTTTAGACGAAGCTCCTCGCTCGAATTTTGGCTCTTATGAAAATGTGGGATGCAAAGATTTGCTAGATAAGGTTTTAAAAGTTAAACCTAAATTGCATGTCTTTGGTCATATCCACGCTTCAGGTGGTCAGATTTTTTCTACGGATCACACCATTTACGCTAACGCCTCAATCTGCACTGAGGAATATGTTCCGCTCAACAAGCCTTTTATTTTCGACATTGACGAAAATAAGAATATCGATATTATAAATATACACTAACATGGATCAAAAAAACATTAACAGAGAAGTTTCTATGGAAGAGGTTAAGAATATTATTCTTAATCTTTATAAAAATCTAGATAAAAATAATATTCACTTCAATTCTGTAACAGCTGACGATGCTTTTTTTGATGAGCTTCAGGGTTTGCTGGAAAAGCATTTCGATTATCCTGATTATAAAAATTATAATTAAAGATGAACGGTAAAGGATCAAAGCCTAGACCTCCTTCTGTTTCTAAGGAGGAATTCGACAAAAATTGGGATGAAATTTTCGCTAAAAAAGCAAATGTTCCGATAAAAACACTTGACAACGGCGACCAATTCATTGAGATTCCTAAAGTGCTACTAGATGGTTTGGGCTGGAAAGTAGACGACGAAATCATTTGGGCCGAGCAATCTGATGGCGTATTTAAATTAACTAAAAAATAACATGGGAATGTTCGATAATATATCTGTAGCAGACAAGCTTCCTTATTCACAGGAAATGATTGATCTTGGTTTGAACAAGAACAATAGAGATTTTCAAACCAAAGATTTAGATTGTTCATTGTCTGAATATTGCATTCAGCATGGTGAACTTTTCGAGAAGAAATATAAAAACCAAAGGTGGATTCAAGCCGATCCAAAAGGCAAGTCTTTTGCTGACCGTGCAGGACGCATGGAAAGAACTGATGAGTATTGGGATAAAGTAGATTTGCACGGCGTCATTCATTTTTACGATAACCAATACGATGTCCAAGATAAGTGGGATTGCTGGATAGAATTTAAGGCAATTTTTACAGATTCAAAACTTGAACGCATTGAACTTTTTAAGTTTGAAAAAACTGATAATCAAGGAAGAAAGGAGCAGTCAAAAAAATGGGAGGAGAGATTGGATCGCGAAAATAATCTCTGGTATAATAAATATTTTTTTCACACCGCTCCCTTT